CCACAACTTATTCGCAGTATTTTAATCTTGATACTGACACCCTTTTATTACCAGAAGAAATACTTTTAAAAGGGCTTAGATGGCGATGGAAGAAAGAAAAAGGCTTTGAATACGCAGAAGACTTTAGCTCTTATGAGTACATAGTTAAAGACACGCTAGGAAGACAAGGGCTTCACCGCAACCTACATATGGATGATGGGCGCTCCGAAAGAAACCCTCATGTTATTGTGAATGACACCTTTCCATTATGAGAAAACCTTCTAAGAACAGAAACCCCATAAAGCAGCAAACGTCGGCTGTTTTTAGTATTTCCGCCCCTACTGGCGGATGGAATGCGCGTGATTCGTTAGCCAATATGTCGCCTAACGATGCAATCAGGCTAAGGAACTGGTTTCCTACCACAACTGACTGCGAAATGAGAAAGGGTTATGCGTCACACGCAACAGGCATTACTGCCGTGCCACAAACACTCATGGCTTATAATGCGATGGACGGCACAAACGAAATGTATGCCGCTGACGCTAATGACATATGGGACGTAACAAGCGCTGGCGCAGCTTCAGGACAATCTGCCACCGTCACAAACGGGAAGTTTCAGCACCTTAATTTTGGGGACGGCACGAATAACTACCTTATTATGGTAAATGGGGTTGACTCTCCTATTTATTATAACGGCACAACGTTCACAACTATTACCGGTGTTTCTTCACCAGCGCTAACGGGTGTAACGCTATCTAACCTCATTCATGTTAACGAACATAAAAGCCGATTATTTTTTATTGAAAAAGACTCTTTGTCTTTTTGGTATCTTGCGGCAGGCGCGGCAGGCGGTGCATTAACAGAGTTTGACTTGTCATCATTCTGCAATAAAGGCGGGTACTTAATGTGGATGGCAACATGGTCTTTTGACTCGGGCGATGGACCTGATGATGCCGCTGTCTTTATGACCTCTGAGGGTGAAGTTATTGTTTATCGCGGCAATAACCCGTCCTCTGCTACTGATTGGGTATTGATGGGGGTTTATTTTGTTGGTAAACCGCTAGGGCGGCGCTCTTTTGTTAAATTTGGCGGCGACTTGATTGCTATTACTCAAAACGGAGCATTTCCTCTGTCTCAGGCTTTGGGGGGTGCTCAATTGCATAATGATTTTGCCGTTACCAATAAGATTGAGGATGAGTTTACTCGTGTTGCGACCTCTTATGGTTCAAACTTTGGGTGGGAAGCGATCCTTTACCCGTTAAAAACAGCGTTAATTTTTAATATCCCTGTTGTTGAAGGCGGCGAACATAAGCAATATGTGATGAACACTATCACAAAGTCGTGGTGCGAGTTTGATTCATGGGATGCTGAGTGTTTTGTCGAGTTTAATGACGAAATTTATTTTGGAAGCGGTACGGCCGTTTATAAAGCGTGGACAGGCGCGGATGATGACGGCGACAATATTGTCGCGGAAGGTAAGACGGCGTTTAATTATCTAGGTGATAGCACACAGCAAAAGCGGTTCAATATGTTTCGACCTATGCTTCAGGTGAATGGGGATATTTCCTTTTTGACCGACCTAGATACTGACTTTAGGGATGACGATATTGTTGGCACAGCTTCATTCTCTGCCACATCTTCGGCACTATGGGACTCAGCAATATGGGACGCAAGTTACTGGACTTCTGGGTTACAGGTTGTTAGAAAGTGGGCATCACCAAGCAGTTATGTTGGCTATAATGTGGCTGGAAAACTAAAGATAGAGACGAACTCTTTAGAGGTTCACTGGATAGCAAACGATTATGTATATGAGCATGGCGGTGTGTTATAATTGCGCTAGGCCGACAGCTCATTATTTTATCTAATTATTAAGGGTTAAGTTATGGGTATAGGATCACTTTTAGGCGGAGCAGCAGGATTCGCGCTCGGAGGGCCATTAGGCGCGGCAGCGGGAGCATCATTAGGCGGCAGCCTTGATAGCGAACCACCTCTACCAGAAACACCAGACTACGAAGGCGCAGCAGAAAGAACAGCAAAATCCGACTTAGACCTCGCTAAGTATGCCACAGGCGTTAATCGCCCAGACGAATACACTCCTTACGGCTCTAGAACATGGACAAAAGACACCACTTTTGACCAAGCCGCATACGACAAAGCTTTAGCTGATTGGAATAACCCAGATATAACGCGATCTGGCGGATTTGCCCCAACTCAACAAGACTTCACAACCGACAATTGGCGCTCAGATATAAGTCTAAGCGAAGAGGGCCAACAGTTATTTGATGCTGATTTACGCAACAAACTGGGACTAGCAGGATTAAGCGAGCAAGGCTTAAGTCAACTAGAAGATGTATTTGGCACACCTTTTGAGTTAGACCAAAATCGAGCAGAATATCAAGGGCCGGGGGCGTTCGGCGAAAATCGCGATAGAGTGATGAATGCGATGTTAGCTCGCGTTAACGAGCAAACCGAACAAGATAGAGACAATAAGCGCTCTCAGCTTATCGCCCAAGGTATTCCGCCGGGGTCTGAAGCATGGCAACGTGAAATGGATCAGATTAACGAAAACTTAACTGATGCGCGCCAACAAGCAGAAATAGCGGCCACTAACCAAGCGACACAAGAGTATCGTGCTGATTTAGCAGGCTCACAACAACAATATGGCGCAGAAACAGACGCACGCGACCGCATGATTCGTGAGCTTATGTTAAACCGTCAAACACCTTTAAATGAGTTTAATGCTTTCCGTTCAGGCTCACAGGTTGAAGTGCCACAATTCGGCGCATTTGCACACCAAGGACAAACATCTGGGCCTGATTATTCAAGCGCGTTAGCTCAGAAATCACGGTATGACCTTGCAAATTACAATGCTGAGATCGCAAAAGACAATGCATTCCTTGGCTCAATAGGTGATTTAGGATCAGCTTATTTACTAGGACTAGATTAATGAACTATCAAGCCGACAGAGAGCGTTTAGCAAAAAGACAGCGGATAGCGGAATTGCTATCACAGCAAGCCTTAACCCCAAGCCAAACCCAGACGGTAAGCGGTCGCGCTATCCCTAAAAGCGCACTAGAGGGGCTTTCACCTATCATTAAAGCGATGATTGCCAAAAAGACGGGTCAAGATGTTTCTGAGAAGTCACAAGCGTTAGATGTACAGCAAGCCCAAGGCACAAAAGACGCAATGAGCGAGGTAATGGAACAATATAAAGGAAAGCCGTTAGAGAGAGGTCAATATGGTCCGCCAGCTCAAGGTGAAACTTTGCGCCAAGATGTGCCGGCTATTGCTCCCGACCCAATGGGTGCGGTAGGAAGAATCGTTAGCGACCCACATTTAGCAGACAATAAGGTTGCCCAAGCACTTGCTGGACAGATGATGAAAAGCCAAACATCTGCCTCGGCAAAACCATCTTATAAAGTTGTTCCTGAGCGAGTAGGCGATAAATGGCAAAACAGAGAGATCATTAATGGGGTTAAAGGCGGTCTTATTGGTGATCCATACGAGAAAAGTTCTGGCGCAACAAGCATTTCTAATACGCTAGGAAAAGGGGACTCAAAGTATTCTGAAAATCGTCTTGGTGGTCAAGCTGATAGAATGACTGAAATGTCGAAAGCCGCTGAATCAGCATTTAGCGAGCTAAAAGCGGTAGATAGGTACATAGCAGCAGCAGAGAAAGGCGCTGATTCCGGTGGGGCTCAACCAATAATAACAGGTGTGAAAAACTTCTTGAGTTCCGCTGGGTACTCAAACGAGGCTCTTACAAACACAAGAACCATGCAGCAAGCCATTGGCGATATGAAGATTAATAAGATCGCTCAGTTTGGCGCGAGGGGCTTGACCGATAAAGATATGCAGATAATTAACGAGTCTTTGCCGAGAGTAAACACCGATCCAGAGTCAAGGCTTGCAGTCGCAAGAATATTACAGAAAATTCATCATCGTACTATTGATGACTTTAAGTACGCTAAAGAACAAGAGAAAGAAAGGTATCCCGGCGTAGCCAGCAAGATATTTGAGCCGCGATGGATGGGCGAATACAACTCAAGACAGAGAGATGTTGATAGAAAAGCATTCCAAGACAAGCTAGATAAAAAGCTAGGGATTAAACCTAATGGCTAGTGCGGCACAATATGCAGAATGGCTACAGGGAAACCAAGATAAAAAAGACACGCCTCTTTATAATAGGGCTGTTGATGCCTATAAATCTGCGCGAACCGCAGAAATAAGCGCTGAACCAAAACAAACACAAAATCCAACCGAAGATCAAAAGATTCGAGGCAGCATACCAGCGGCTATCGCTAAAGGTGGATTAGCTCCCATTCACGGCCTAGCTGAAATGGCTTATCAAGCATTTCCTGAGCCAGTACAAAGAACTGTGACAGCCGCAGATAAGTGGTTATTTGAGAAAACAGGTGGAAAATTAGGTTATCCCAAACCTCAACCAGAGCAATTAAGATCTAGTGAAGAAGCGTATCAGAAAGCTAAAAAGGCTGTAGGCAGAGAAGGTTTTGATTGGGCGCAACTATCAGGTAACGTAATGTCTCCTGTTACAATGGCGATGATGGGTGCAAATCTCCCCGCTACGTTAGGTGCTGCAACAATTAAGAGCGCCGGTTTAGGTGGATTATCCTCTGCAACTATGCCGACTTCTGGCGAAGGTGAGTTTTGGGCAGAAAAAGGTAAGCAACTTGGTGCAGGTACGGCTTTTGGTGCAGTCTTTCCTTTGGGTGCGGCTAGTGGAAAAGGCGCATGGAATTTTGGCAAAGAAGTATTTTCTCCTCGGGCAAGTGTTGATAAATTCCTAAAAGGTTTGGCTGGTGATGATATTGTTAGAATTAAAAACGCCCTACAAACAGCAAAGAAGGGTGAAACCGCACAACAAGTATTAGGGCGTATTGGAAGACAAGCCAAAGAACAGGGTGATGATGTTTTTGGTACAAAACTAGCTAGGCTAGAGGATGATTTATCAAAATCAGCGTCAACCGATGACTTACTTAATTCTATTTATTCTAAACAGCAAGGAGCAAGAGAGAAAACCATTAAGTCTGTTATGGGTAGCGAAGCTGATATGGCCGCAGATAAGGCCGCAAGATCAAGGGTTACTAAGCCTTTCTATAAAGCCACGGAAGAGTCAGTTGAAAAGGTTGATGCTTCACCGGTTTTAAGTAAGGTTGATGATATTTTGGCTAAAAATCCCAACGAAACAGCTATTGTCACACCATTATCGTCCATCAAAGAAAAGCTAAGCGGAGACAATACGCCTCAATCCCTTTATTCTTTATCAAAAGAGATTAAAAGGATGATGGGATCTAAAAATCCTGCCGGACAAGCGGAGTACGATGTTAAAATATTAAGCGAAATAAAGAATGCTCTTGATGATCAGATCGGAAAGGCAGAATTAGCCTTTAAAACCGCCCAATCAGGCTACCGTCAAATGTCACAACCGATAACCGAAAGAAAAGTTGCAACCGAGATGCTAAAACGGCTAACCAAATCTGGCGATGAAGACTTAATGTCATCAAAAGAAGGCGTGGAATCTTATCTTTCTGGTCTTCGTGACCCAAATAAAATGCTTAAGAAAAGCACAGGGTTTAAGCGCCACAAAAACCTAGAAGAAGCTGTGCCAGAAAGCGCCGCTATGTATAGAGAAATTGGCGATCAACTGTTAGATACTCAATATGGGAAAGCGCTATCAAGAATGAAGGAATCGTCACTAAAAGATATTGATGGCGAATTAGTGCTTTCACTACCCCATATATTGTCGCGCCCCGTTGTTATTACTAATGCGCTTTTGAAGCATGTCGGCAAAAAAGACACTACGCCAATTATTCATAAGTTTTTGAACGAGTCTATGGCAGATCCTAAATTGCTATTAAAGGC